AAAAAAAAAAAAAAAAAAAAAAAAAAAAAAAAAAAAAAAAAAAAAAAAAAAAAAAAAACGTTGTGCTTTTCCTTAAGAGGTTTAAAAAACAAAGCGTTTTCTATCTTGTTAAGAAAAAACAAAAAAAAGCAAACCGACATCCCTAAGGATATCGATTTACTGTAGTTTACGCTGTTATTTCGCGTAGCTGTTTGTTAATTATGTTTATTGCGTAGCTCGTTACGTCTCTTGCGTCTTCGTCTACGTACCTGTCAATTACAGATTCTTTACTTGTGTTGTCCATCCACTTGTTTATAAGTCTACCAAACGCTCTATTACGTTCACCATTTGTTAGGTAATCCATTATAGGGTCGTCATTTATCGCAAGCTGGACTAGCTTGTGTACTACTTGCAAACGTTTTGTGCTTACTCGTGTTCTGCGTGTTCGTCTCATAATGTTTCCTTATTTAAGTGCCATGTGATTGACGTTAATTTTACCTTCTAAGCGCTGTACTTTAGACTTTAATGCTGTCCATTGACTGCTTGCAGCTGACGTAATGCCAATACTTCTGAAATAGTCTCCTAGTATTAGATCACGGTCTTCGTAGATCTTAGCCAGTTCTTCAGCATACCACTTACGTACGTCACTAGCTGCTGCTGGACTTACCAGAAAAGCGTCATGAATAGGTATACCCCAGCCGTACTTGCCCATAACTCTACCAATTACAGTATCAGCAACCTGGCTGTCTAAGTTATGTATCAGTAATGTCATAAAATAGCGTCTGAACTGCTCTAAGTCAGGTACTTTCTTAGTATCTGTGTGCAATATAGTGTTAAATTGCTGATCGATACTGTCCCATACCTTGTAAGCTTTAGTCTTTTCGCCTACATTTTTCCATCTGTTGCAAGATACATCGAACTCTTCATTCCATATCTTGACTTTCATAGTTTTTGTAGGGTTAGCGTTGTTAATAATGAACTCTTTAAGTAAGTTAGCTACGCCAAACGGCCCATCGGCCATCTCTTGTGTGTACCTAGCTATGTCTTCAGGAGTATAACTAATGCCGTTGCTTTGCCATAACTCATGACAAGCTTGGCTAGACCCATATAACATAGGCGTAGCTGCTTTCTTTAGCATCATACGTGGCATACCCTCTAGTTTCCAAGGGTCTTCCAATGTATCACCAATAACATTAGTCATATTAAGCAAACGTTTGTCGCCTGTTAACAAGCCTTCGTACTGTAGCATTGAGGCTGACGCATCCAGCTCAATAGGAACAGTCCACTTGTAAGTTCCTTGGCGGTACTTTTCTAGGTCAACCGCTAGATATCGCATAGTGCCATCATCGTTTACTACTTCAAAGTACTCGTCTAGCTCATCGTACAATCGTTGTAGCCATACATTCTCATGCATTTCTTTACGGTCTTTCTCATCATCTAAATCTAGATCATGTATTACGTTGTTAATGTAGTCTTTCTGACCACATCTGATTTTGTCGTTAACATCACCTGATCCAGGCTTGAAAGAGCCTGTTAGTTCTGCGATAAATAAGAATACTGCGTTACACTCTGATTTCATAATGATTTCCTTTGTTAGTTAGTACTATAGAGTTCTAGTGTCACCTATTACAAACCAAGTAAACAGTTGTTCTGCTTCCTGGTCTTTGTAGTCTCTATCAGACTCTGTTGGTTCTTCACGTTTGTTTACATACTTAAGCATTATTGGATTGCTTTTGTTACTTTCTAAAGCTTTCCAGTACTCATGCACTTTCTCATATAAATCAATAGCAGCATAAGCTGTATCTATATGTTCAGGTTGCCCTTCATCTGTACGTGCGTACATTTCTATGGCTATCATGACTACTCCTCGTATGTAATTACTAAAGCAGCTCTAAAGTCTTTAGAACTGATAGGGTTTGCTACCTTAGATAAGCATTGACTGATTGCCCTACCACGGCTGTCATTGATATTGTCGCCGGTGGTAAATACTTCTGTCTGGTTTTCCTTGTGCCATTCATAAATGCCAACACTAACATTATCGTAAGATGACGTTGTATTTTTCATTTCTGGGTACTGATGCCTAATCTTATCCATAGACTTCACTAGGTTAAGGTTGACTGCATCTTCATACTTGGCTAATGCTTCCATGTCATACCCAAACTGAGTATTACCTGCATCACGAAAGCCTTTACGTTCTAGTCCAGTACGTCTAGTTACGCCATTCTGACGCACTAGTTTAGATGCCCTAGCCGCATTGCATTCAAGCAGGTACTTAGCATATTTACGCTGTGCTTTAACATCTTGTATCTCATCAGGACTTACGAACTCAAGCAGCTTATCTTCATTTAGTTCTACGCTAGCCCACTTACGTCCTACAAGACTGTGACTAATGACCCAGCCATGTCGATCTAACCGTCTAATCAGGTCGTTGTATAGTTTATGCCCTAGCTTATCGTACCAGTGCACACCATTAGTATCGTTGTCAGACAAATAGTTTACCCATATAGCTCTCCAGAAGTGTTCAATGTCTGTAGCCTGTTCAGGGTATAGCTCGAATATGATACTGCCTGGATACGGTAGTTGACCTTGTAATATTTCGTTACGCATAAGTTTCTCCTAAGTAAAAAGATAATGGGTACCTCTCGGCACCCTAGCTTAATGTTCTTTATGTACTACATTGCAAAGTCTGCTTCTTGCATAGCTTCATTAGCTTGTGCATAGTTTACTTTTGCAGTTACTTCTGCACGTACAAACTCAGTCTCTAGTGTATCTTCGTTAATGCTAGAAGTGTCTACTACTACGCCTAGCTCTGATTGCATTACTGCCAGCACTGCTTGTAGCTTACTTACATCAGCATTTTTAGCCTCTACAACAGTATGGTAGTTACGACTGTAGTAAGATGGTGAACCAAAGCTTTCCACTAGTTGGCTAAGCAACTCTGTGTTAAGGCCAGTGTGTGCTAGTAGTAGTTGCTTATGCTCTGCACAGCTGTATAAGATCCCTGTTGCTAGCTGATACATTAAGTCTACTTGCGTACCATAGTTGTAACGGTGACTGCCAGACCATACACGGTTAGTGCGGGTTTTACTATTGTGTACTGGCATACTCGCAACGATAGCACTGCATTCGTCTACCAAGTTTTGTAGCGTACTAGTTTGCTGTGCAGTAGCTTGCAAGCGTACCTTGGATTCAAACAGTTCAGGACTGCTCTCTAGTTTAATAGTAGCTTGAAGTCTTGCTATCTCCGCAGCTTCTTTAATCTTAGCTGTGTTAGCTGTCTTCATCTGTTCTACTTGCGCTTTCAATTGTTCAATATTCATATAGCTTTATATCCTGTTTGTTTTAGTTAATGGTTATTCTATCCTAATTCCAATAAGACAGACTATAGCCCCCTAGTTACCCAAGAGGCTACGGTCTATGTTATAAGTCTAAGCCATGTATCCACACGTCTCTGTTTTCACATTGGTTAGAGTACCGTTCTACTCTGTTGCAGTACCGTTCCTGTTCTTCTGCTACGTGATACTCTCTTCCTTGACCATACTCATACTTGCGTTCGATCTCATTTCTTTCGAGCTTAGTCATTCTTGCTTTCTTGTTTGATCTAGATTTTCTAGCCATTTGATTCTTCCTGTATGTGATGTACTTTAAAGTTTAGGGTTTAGCTTTTAGTTAGTTGTATGTATAAGCGGTATGCCTAATAACAACAGTACCGTAAATATTGCAGTCACAAGTACTGCTGTTACTACTACTTGGCCTATATCTTTCTTGTCCATGTTTTATTCTCCTGTTTGTTACGTGTACTTATGTGTACCTGTTTTGGTTATGGTTGTCTATCTGACTAGAAGTCTAGACTTTTGACCAAATGTTAGTGTATCTCACTACAAAATGGTTTTATTGACCAACCTGTTCTATCTTGTTGATTTGTAAAAGGTATTCTGTCCTGACATTTTGGTTCTATCTTACACAGCAAGCAAAGCAGCCAGCTAAGCGGTTAAGCCTAGCTAGCATATGTCTGCTAGTCGAAGTGTAGTTCGTCTATTTTCTTTATGGTGTTGTTTATTGCGTCTGTATTTAAGTCAGCCGTCATAGTCTCGTAGCGCTTGGCTACTGCAACTTTGTGGCTACGGTTGTACACGCTTGACTCACGTGTGGCTACAGCTGTGAGGTCTAGTACTGGAGCAAATAGCCCTAGCTTGTAAACGACAAAGAGTACTACCAATAGTATAAGTACGAGTTCCATATGTTTCTCCTGGTTTATTAAGTGATGTTACCCTAGCTAAGTCTAAGGCACTACAGATGCAAATTAGCCTAAAGCATAAAGCACCACAGATGAAAATTAAAGATAGAACCCAAAGGTGGAAAGAGTGGAAAGGGTTCTATCATGGATAGGTGGAAATAAAAAAAGCCAAAGGCCCCCTGTTTACAGGAGGTCTTTGAGGTTTAGTTCGATAGGACGTTGACGCTTTGCGTCGATGAACGCCCACACGTCGCGGTTAGCAGGTTTGGCGCCTACTATGTTGGTTATGATAGCTTCAGCTCTCTGGTAGTCACCGGTGCCGGTTGCTTCGAAGTCTTGGGCTGCTTTACGTAGTTTATCTAGTTGTACTTTAGTCATAAGTGTATCTCCAATAGTTAAGCCAGTATGGCACACATGAAAAATAAGGGATCCCTTAAACGAAGTGGGGGGGGTGCCTAGTCGGTCAAGCCTGGCGGTAGTAGAACTGCCCTCTTACAAAATTTAAAGATTTTTCTACATAGCTCGCTGTATGGATGTACAGTACTCCTAAAAAAGTATAACTTCCATATACATTATATTATGCTAGTTATACCTAAAAAAGATATAACAGTTATACTTTTTTGCCTGAACTAGTGGCACCTAAAATATATAACTGTTATACTTTTTCTACATCATTATAGGACCTTATACAATGACCAAACCAAAGAAACTACCCTACCAGGAAGCTAGTAATTTACCCCTAGATCCCTTATCCACCTTGACTATGACGTATACAGAGGATGGCTTTAATGAGCTTACTAATGATATTAAACTGAATGGTCAACTAGTGCCTATACTGTTGCGTGATGGCCGTATACTGGATGGTAGGCATCGTCATAGAGCGTGTATGTCGTTGTGTTCTGATGTGGTTTATAAGGAACTAGGGGATATTAGTGATGCTACGGCACTAGATGTTGTTATCAGTAACTCTATTAATAAATCTACTAGTACAGATGCTGCTAAGGTAGAGGCGTACCTAATGTGTAAAGCTAAGGGTATTAAGCAGAAGGATATGCCGGCAAAGTTTAGTAGGTTAAATATAAACTATGTGCGGAAACTTTCGTATATAGAAAAAGAGAATCCGGAATACCTGCGAGTGCTGCTAAATCAGAATATGGTTAGGCTCTATAATAAAGAGTATGACAAGGTAGAAGACTATGGAACTATTAATGGAATATGGCGTACATTAAAAGCTAATAATCGTCTGCAAGAAAAGCTAGTGGAGGTAGTACCGGAACCTGCACAATCCCAAGAGTATGAGACAGATATAGAAGCTTACTTTAACAATGGACAAGCAGAGTCGGAGTATTGGGAGTTATATAATATAGGTAAAGATGCTGGAGCTAACTTGCATCCAGATACGGTTTTAGGTAAAAAGGTAGCCGCTTTGATTAAGGGGAAGTACGCCTAGGGTCTATGCATTTCTTTATCTGTTTGTTTTTGCGTGATATAATTAGGAATCAACTACGTAATGGACGTGTATAATAGCGCTACAATAATGTCGAACATAGAGAAAAAAATAAAAGACGACTTGCCTCTTACCTACGAAGAGATCATGGAGATACTAGAAGCCGAGCTTCTTGCTATGGGCAATGATGATGATAATCCTTATAAGCCTTTGAATTTCCACGATGAATTTGAAAGTTACGAAGAGTAAACCAAACATAGAAGAGGATGCGGGCATACTATACGTAGTACGCTTTGACCTCGACGATAAACAGCTAGTGAAGATTGGTGTTACATCCAGGAACATAGAAGACAGGGTCTCTGAGATACTTGTCAGTATATTTAAAAAGTATAGAGAGTTTCCGTACTGCAGGCCTAAGCGCTTCCGTAAAACAGGTAATGTGTACGAAAAAGAAGCTATTCTTCATGAGCATTTTAAAGATTCTAACTATACACCCCTACATAAGTTCGGTGGTAGTACCGAATTCTTTGATGCACCACTAGATGAAATAGTAAGTGCTTACGAACAACTGCTAAATGGAGAGGCTCTTGAGAGTAGACAAGTCCAAAGCGATGCTTCCTAGTGAACAGTATGAAGAAATACGCAACAAAATAGACAAAATAGACGAACACCTGCCCTGGGATCTACATCCTAACCAAGTTAATGCCCAGAATATCCACAGAAACCGCCTTGTAAAAAAACTAAAAGCACTTATAGACTCCCCTGAAGGGCAAGAAGAAAAACTGCCGTTCATAATTTAACCACCGGCACTACACAATATTACTTTTTTATGCTAAAATACTAAAAAACCTACACTAACTTACATAAAAGAGTGAAAAGATGTCCAAAGAACTTACCCTTGCTGACGTAAAAAGCGCAATGCCTTTACGAAAAGGTGCAATTACCCAAGAAGCAGTAGACATAATTAACGCATCACAGAATGACCCTGAGTTTCAAGGCGAATCACTGGTACAAACTGCAGGAATTTACGAAAGTGTGCTAAAAGGTGCGCGTGCTTCTGTACCAGAATACCTAAATGCTATTCGTTTTTGTGCGTATATGTCTACAAACGACTCTAACTACACAGAAGCCTACAAAAAAGTATTTTCAAACAGAGATTTTGTACAACAGCGTATGCATTTACCTACTAATGACCCTCGTTACGGTGAATTAACTAGTGCGGCATCACGTTATCGCAGAACAAAACTAGTAACAGACATATTAACAGCTAGTCAAGTACCTCTTGACCTGATTTTTACAGGGCACCGCTATAAAGCTATTGGTGTTTTGGCGGAAGTTATGGAAAGTGGTAAGTACGACCGTGACCGTATCAACGCTGCTAAAGAATTACTGGCTGCTACTAAAGGTCCTGACAATATGAAGATAGAGTTAGACGTTGGTGTTAGTGAATCTAGTGCAGTACAGCAGTTAAATGACCAACTTGCAGAGATTGCTGGTAGATCTCTTAAGCATTTAGAGGCAGGCTCTACTAACCTTAAAGAACTAGGGGCTATGAAGGTAACTAGTGACGATATACTTGAAGGGGAGTTTAAGCAAAATGATTAGTTCTACAAATACTGTACCTGTGGGTGTTATTACTACACCTACTTGGACTACACACCATGTGGTAACCGCAGAACCCGCACTAACTATAAAAGAAGGGCGTATACAACTAGGGGATGATTTTACTATAACAGTAGAAGAGCTAATAACATGCCTTAAACATCTGCGTAGCCTTACTATAAAAGAACACCCGGAGGAGTTTATATGATGCATGGTGCATATGTACCTAGTGCAGAGGCTATGAAGTTTATAGCCTTTATACGAGCTGCTAACGTAGAAGATAACGCAAATGCTGAAATTCATTACCGCTTAGCAGATAAATATTTTGGTACAGATAAACAAGTTCTTATAGAGGCTTTCCGTGGTAGCGCTAAGTCTACTATGATGGAGTGGCTTGTTATATACATTGCTGCTATGGGTAACCTACATAACTTTGGTAAGGTAGACTTTATTGCTTTTGTTGGTGACAGTATGGAAAACGGTACTAAAAACTTTTTCCGTAACGTTGCAGGTAAAATCGATAAATCAGACCTGTTAAAGCAGCTAGTGTCGTTAAAGCGTAAGACAGATTCCGAGATGGAGTTAGTGAACGCTGACGGGCAAGAGCTTAATATGAAAGGGTATGGTGCCAGTACTAACATCCGGGGGGTTCGTTATAAAGGGTCTCGTCCTGATATTGTTATACTTGATGATATTACAACCAATGACGCGATTAACTCGGAAACTATACAAAACACAATTAACGATAACTTCTATAAATCTGTGATACCTGCATTGCATCCCACTAGATTTAAAATCTTCTTTATAGGTACTCCTATATCAGAACGAGATATTATCCATCAGCTAAGTGACAACCCTAAATGGGCAGTACACAAATTTCCAATTGCAGAGAAGTTTCCTTGTGAGCCTGCAGACTTTAAAGGGAATTGGGAAGATCGTTTTCCTTACCACGCTGTAAATGAAAAGTACGAAATGTACAAGGCTGCAGGTAAAGCACAAGATTTCTACCAGGAATTTATGTTGCAAATTACTGATTTAACTACATTATTAGTCGAAGAAGAAGATATACAATGGTATGACCCTAGTATTATTAAAAAGAATAAGAACAGTTATAACTTCTATATTGCAACGGATTTTGCCACAAGCACTAAAAAATCTGCTGATTTTTCTACTATCGGTGTATTTGCTGTTTCTAGTAATAATGACTGGCTTCTGGTGGATGGCCAATGTATTCGCCAAACAATGCAAGAGAATATTGATGACACATTTAGGTATGTTAAAAAATGGCAACCGCTAAGCGTAGGAATAGAAAGCTCGGGGCAGCAAGGCGGATTCATTTCTATCATGCAAGAAATGATGATGAAAAGGAACATATGGTTCACTTTTGCGAAAAAGCCCGGCAGCAGAGACGTAGGAATAAGACCTGTAAAAGATAAAGTTCACAGATTTGTTACTGGTGTACAGCCTAAGTTTAAGCAAAACAAGATATGGCTACCTAAACCAGAGCTTGCAGCGTTAGTATCCCCTAGGTTAGTAGCACTGGTGGAAGAAATGGTACATGAGTTGTCTCGTTTTACGCTAGCAGGTGGTGTTAAATCGTTAGCACATGATGATGCCATTGATTTATTAAACCAGTTGTCTGAGATGGATGTATACACACCTTCTAGCGAAGCCGACCTTACTGTATCTAAAGCAACAGAAGACGGACTTATCTGGGAGTCAGTGTGGGATACTGATGACGACGACTATGAAACTAGCAGTACTGTATTTTAGCCTTCTTTGTGATATAATGAGACTTTATTATAAGTACCATATTATCAAAAAAAGGAGCTAGCAATGGTAGTGCAAGACATAATTAGTTTAGCTAGACACAGTGAGCTGAGCAATACCGCACTAAAAATAGACAATGGTGATAATACGTCTGCTATCTTGTCCTTTATTAATATGGGCATGATAGAGCTGTATAAACGGTTTGCGCTAAAAACAGAAGAGTTTGTAGTGGCTTTAGAAGAAGGGCAGACTATGTACAGTCTCCCTTCTAATTTTATGTATGCCATGAGCGCATTTAAAGAAGTGTCTGAGTATTCTGAAGATAGAGAAGAAGAAATTCCTATTAATGATGAAGATGAGCCAGATAGCATATTTTTTCCTAATCACAGGCAAGTACAGGTACCTTCTGTAATCGATGGTGCTTTTATTTCTATTATATACGTAGCAAAACCAGAAACAGTAACAGTCAGTACTATTACACAAGAACTAGACCTGCCTGACGTACTAATAGAGTGTTTGCTGCACTACATAGGATATCGAGGACACCTAGGTATTAGAGGTGATGGGCAGTCCGAAAACAATGCACATTTTGGAAGATTTGAGCGCAGCGTAATGAAGGCAAAAGAGCTAGGTGTAACACCTTCTACTGATTCTTACCGTATGATAGATCGTCTATCTAACAGAGGGTTTGCTTAATGGCTCGTCGTGCAAGTAGTCTATCAAGAACTGCTGTAGGAATAGAACGTGATATTGGAAGCGAGTATGATAACGTAAAGATCGTAGCAGACAATATCAATAAAGTTTCTACAGTCTATGATAATATTTCTTTTATTTCGGGACTTCATGAAATACGACAAGCCATTGTAGCAGTAAGTGGCTCTCTTGAAGGTATTAATGCGGTAGGGAATTACGCCCAAGAAATTATTATTGTTTCTGACAATATTGCGGATGTGGCTACAGTTAGTAACAGTATTATAGACGTAAATACTGTTAGTACTAGTATTTTAAATATAAATCTATTGGCTGCGGACTTGGCCCTAGATACGGACTCTGCTGTTAAAATAGTAGCAGCTGATCTAAGTGAACCTGTTTCAGAGATAGAAACAGTAGCCTTTAGTATTGACAATGTTGATACTGTAGGCAGCAGCATCGGTAACGTAAACACTGTAGCTAGTGCTATAGCTGATGTAGGCACAGTGGCAGATAATACCGATGATATTACCACTGTAAGCACAAGCATTGCAAACGTTAATAGAGTTGCAACTTCTGCTGAAAATATTGATGCTGTGTATGCTGCTATAAACAACATAGACACGGTAAGTGACTCTATTGCTAGCGTTATCCTTGTTGGTAATGATATTGCCTCTGTGACGACTACAGCAGGCTCTATAGACAACATTAACCGTGTATATACTAGTATTCTTAATGTGGATAGGTTAAACACAGGTGATACTGCTGATAATATTGATGCGGTTGCTGGCTCTATAACTAACGTAGATCGTGTATACACATCTATTGGTAACCTAGATAGAGTTTTTACCAGCATTAATAACATTGATCGTGTAGACCAATCTATAGATGCGTTAGATCGACTATATACTTCTGTCAGTAATTTAGACAGAATCCACACATCTATTTCTAATCTAGATCGAGTATACACTTCTGCAGACAACATAGACCGAGTACACCAAAGCATATCTAAAATTGATAGTGTTTACAGTGACTTAACTAATGTAGATCTTGTTGCTGATAACATAACTAGTGTAAATGCTGTTGCTACAGATATTGAAAAAGTAGTAAAAGTGGCTAATGATTTGTCAGAAGCTATAAGTGAAGTAGAAGTTGTTGCTAATGACTTAAGTGAATCTAACTCTGACATAGAAGCTGTAGCAGGCAGTATAGGAAACGTAGACACTGTAAGCTTAAATATTGCTGATGTAAATACAGTAGCCGGTGTTAGTACAAATGTTAGTACAGTTGCTGGTATTAGCAGTGATGTTATTAGAGTATCTACTAGTGCAAATAACGTAGATCGCTTGAATACTGGAACTACTGCAAATAATATAGACAGAGTATCTACCTCTGCTGATAAAGTAGACAGAGTGTACACGTCTATTGATGCTTTAGACCGGGTACATACGTCTGTAGCTGCAGTAGATAGAGTAAATACTAGTGTATCTGCTCTAGACAGAGTAAACACGTCTATAGACAATGTCGATCGAGTGTATACATCTATAGATAATATTGATGCCGTGTTTAATAACGCTGCTGATATCGACACTGTAGCAGCGGTTTCTAGTGCTGTTACTACCGTAAGTACAAATATTGCAGATGTAACTACTACTGCAGATAACATTACAGATGTAAATACTGTAGCTACCGACCTAGGTTTACCTTCTTCTAATATAACTACCGTGTCTAGCAGTATTACTAATGTAGACCTAGTCGGCGGAAGTATAGATAATGTAAATACTGTGGCTGGTGATATTACTAATGTAGACACTACCGCAACTAATATTTTAAAAGTTACCACAACAGCAGATAATATTGGTGTAGTAACCACTGTAGCAGACAACCTTACAGCAGTTGGTTCTACAGTAAACATTGTTGGTACAAGCATTGATAATGTAGACACCGTAGCAAATACCATAACAAACATTAACACTACCGCAAATGCAATAGCAAACGTTACTAGTGTAGCTGACGATATAGCTAATATTAATACTGTAGCCGGTATAGCTTCTGATGTATCTACTGTAGCTGATAACAATGCAAATATAACTATAGTTGCAGGTGATGCTGCAGAAATAGCAGTAGTCGCAGGAAGTATTAGCAGTGTAAACACTGTAAACACTAATATTAACAAAGTAACTATAGTAGCAGATACTATTGCTGACGTAACTACTGTAGCCAACGCTTCGGTAAACTTAAGCACTGTTGCTACTGATATTGCCAATGTTAATACTGCAGCGTCTAATATTACAGACGTAAATACGGTTGCGACCAACATTACAGGCGTAGGTGTAGTAGCGGACAACGTAAGTGATATAGATACAGTAGTAGCAAATATTGCAGATATTCAAAACGCTTCTGCAAATGCCAGCACCGCAACTACTAAAGCACAAGAAGCGGCTACTAGTGCTACAGCAGCATCTGATTCTGCTACAGAAGCAGCTACAGCTTTAGACAGCTTTCAAGATACCTACCTAGGTGCTTTAGGTGCAGAACCTACAGTTGACCTTGATGGAGACCCTTTAGTGGAGGGTGCTTTATATTTTGATACTGTTACTAACATAATGAAAGTATATGAAGGGGCTGTTTGGGTAGCTTCTTATGCTTCTCTTGCAAATACTCTGCTTGTTGACAATAATCTAGGGGACTTGGCTAGTGCTCCTGATGCTAGGGCTAATTTAGGTCTAGGTACTGCTGCCACTACTGATAGTACTGCGTATGCTACTAGTACACAAGGCGGAAAAGCAGACACCGCGTATGAGTGGGGAGACCACAGTGGTTTATATCTTGATATTGATGCTGTAACCTTGCCAGCACAGGCAGGACAAAGTGGTAAGTTTCTTACTACAGACGGTACTGATGCGTCATGGACAGACATTGTAGATGGTGGATCTTACTAAGGTTTAAGGGCTTTACGCCCTTTTCCCTACCTTGACTTAAAACACCCTAATAGGTATAATGAGCGATACAATATTGCTTTGTTCTTAGCGTATATACGCATTACTTATAGGGTTCCACATGGCTCAAACTATCAAATTAAAGCGGTCTGCTGTTGCAGGGCGTATCCCCTCTACTTCTGATTTAGACCTAGGTGAAATGGCTATCAACACAGTTGATGGCAAACTTTACATTAAAAAGAACATTGCAGGCGAAGAATCAATCGTAGAGATTGGTAGCTTAGATGATGTAGATTCCATAAATTTTTCTGCTGTAGCAGAACAAGGCGAGTTATCTTGGGATGAAGATAAAAGTACTTTAGTACTCTCAATGGGTAATGGAGTAGTACAACAAATTGGGGAAGAATTATACTACCCTAAAAACACTAAAAACAATACAGCAGCTGTTATTCCTAACGGTACTCCAGTAATGCTTGTAGGCGGTGTAGGAGAAGATTCTTACATAGCTCCTGCTATTGCAGATGGTAGCATACCTCATGAGTACTATGCAGGCTTAACTACAGAAGAAATTGGAGTAGGAGAGTACGGAAGAGTATTATTCTTTGGTTCTGTTAATGATGTAGACACATCTAGTTTTAACAAAGGTGACATACTTTACGTAAGTGATGTAACTCCTGGCGGTTTTACTACAGATAAACCAGAATCTCCAAGCCATGCGATACAAGCAGGTCTTGTAACTAAGGTTGGTACAACTGACGGGCGTTTGTTTGTACGAGTAGCTACTAACCCAGAAGCCTCTGAAATAACTTATGACAACACTACATCAGGTCTTGTAGCAAGTAATGTCAAAGGTGCCTTAGATGAGTTACAGCAAAACAAAGCTAGTGTGGATTTATTATCTTCTAACATTGTTTTATTCCCTACTACTGCGTCTTCAGATGTCACCAATCATAACAGACTAGTGATTTCTAAATCAGATACAGATTACAACACTACTGCTGTAGATATTGCTACAGGAAGTATAGGGTCTACAGAAACGCTAGTAGGGCAATTGATATCTGATGCAGGCTTAGTAGAAGGTTCTATAGCAGGTATTACAGTTACTTTACTAGGTAACATAGAAAAAACTGCAGGTAATAGTAATCAAGGTGCACATTTTTACTTTAAAATGGTAAGAAGAGAGGCAGACGGTACTGAACATGAAATGGGTGAATCGTTTCATACGTCTACTATATTTGAAACAGATGGTTACGAGCAGTTTTCTTCTTCTGTATATTTATCTGATTCTGGTATATCTACATTTAGCCTGACAGATAGAATTGTATTACGTTTTTATGGTATTGCAGAATCCGGTAGCCCCGAATACAACTTTCAATTTGGTGGTAGCTCGCCTATACGTAGTATTGTACCAGTCCCTATTTCTGTAATTCCTTCTACAGCAGCGGATCAAACCCCGGTAGACACCTCTAGTTTTAATGGTATTCTTGATAATACTGCTACTAACGTCCAAGCAGCGTTAGATACTATAGACGATCATGACCATGCTACGGAGTATGCGCCTTTAACAGGTGCTAATTACAACAATTGGGACACTGCTTATGGGTGGGGAAACCATGCCCTTGTAGGGTACATAACTGGTTATTCAGAAACAGATACACTACAAACAGTAACCGATAGGGGTGCTGTTACCACTAACCAACTAGAAATAAATACAGCAGGTACCCAACAACTAGTTTTAGGAACTACTAACTCTAGCTTTGATGGTGCAGGTAATATAGAGTTCCGCAAACAAGATGATACGCTTACAGGGCGTGTTTCTATGTCTTACTCTTCTACTATGAAATTTTTAGAACTGTATACAAACTTTTTAACCGAAGCTTCTGAAGTAAGGAAACTACGTCTTTATACAGGTGGAGATTTAAAACTTACAAAAGGTTCTGCAGAGTATAAAATATGGGATGCTAGTGATTTTTCTAGTACTAAAGTATCTAACTGGGATACTGCTTATGGGTGGGGAGATCATTCACAAGTTGGTTACCTAACAACCTATGAAGAAACAGATCCTGTATTTAGTGCTTCTGATGCTGCAAATATTACAGCTACTGGTATTTCAAACTGGAATACTGCTTACGGTTGGGGTGATCATAGTAGTGTAGGCTATTTAACTAGTGAAACTAATGACTATTTAGATAGTGCTACTTTTAGCGGTGGAACGTTGACTCTAGGACGCACTGGGAGCCTCTCAGACGTCACAGTAAGTTTAGACGGACGTTACTCCCAAACAGACACTAACACTACGTACAGCGTCAGTGCGGCTGATGTAGCGTCAGGTAAAGCTATACGTCTTACTGGAAGTGATGCTGTTACTGATGACGTTATATTAGCAGGTGGTAACAATGTATCTTTAACTAGGTCTGGCGATACTATTACTATTAATAGTGCAGATGCTGCAGCAGAGACAATTACTACGTTGACTAAAGTAGGTAATAACCTTAGATATGTAAATGAGGCAGGTACTACTGCAACTATTGATCTTACATCTTACCTAGACGACACTAATTTATCTAAGATTGTTAGTGGTACTATGAGCAGTTCTGGTATTGCGACTTTTAGTCGTGATGATAGTAGTACATTTACAGTAGATATGTCAGTATTGCTTGATGATACAAATCTAGCGCGTATCGTATCAGCTGGGTGGAATACTGGTAACGGTGTTCTAACTCTTACACGTAACGACGGCAGTACTATTCCTGTAGACCTAGATAACAGGTATCTTCAATCGTACGCAGAAACAGATACACTAGCAAGTGTTACTGCTAGAGGAAACAGTACTTCTAGCAATATCACTATAAGTAAGTCAAATACCGGTGCAGGTTATAGCTCTTACGCAGATATGATGATCGAAGATGTTGATGCACACCTAGATATTACAAGTACTAACGGAGGTACTTGGGGCTCTGCCATTAACCTAAGAGAAGGCAGTACTAGCAGTTTTGTAAACTCTTGGTCTATCGCACGAACCACAGGAGCATCTCCAGATTTACGTTTTAATTTTGGTACTGGAAACGACCATAATGTAGCCGGAACTAAAGTTAGATTTACTTCTTCTGGGCAAGTACATGCTAGCTCTTTTCATGGTTCTATTGATTACTCTAATATTACTAATCCCCCTCCGATTGATAACTCAGTTGATTATATTAACGCCGCTAGTTTTAATACCAGTAGTGGTGTATTAACGTTATCAGGTGTAGGTCGTGCGGGTGCGACCGTAGATCTTGATGGTCGTTACTACAATACAAGTGACTCTGATAGCCGTTATGTAAACGTTACTGGCGATACTATGACCGGCGCTTTAACTCTTTCTGGAGCTACGGACTTAAACTTTTTAGCGGGGTCTAACGAAGACGCAGGTGATATTGTATGGAAATACCACAACGGAACTGAAAAACATAGACTATGGGATGGCGGCACAGGACTCAATTATAGGTATAACGGCGGCACTTCATATAAAGTATTTCATGATGGCTACCACCCAAATGCTGATAAATGGACAACTGCCAGGACTAACACAGTAGCACTTTCAGGTGACGTTACAGGTACGGGGTCTGCAAGTGTAGACGGTACAGGTAACTGGACAGTAAACGTATCTACTGCAGTAGCTAACGATAGCCATAACCATACCTATTTTGACGTCTCTAATATAACTGACTTAAATTCTGTACCTAGTGTATCTGACACTAGATTTAGGCCTTTTGTGTCTAATTTTCAAGCAGCCAATAGATCAGGGTCTAACTACAATGGCGGTTTTGAAGTAGGATTACGGGCTACAGGGTATAGAGCCCAACTAGTTTTTGAAGCAGATATAAACTCAGGTCCTAAGTTTAGAATTAGAAACAGTACAGGATTTGGTTCTTGGAAGTCTATCTGGCATTCAGGAAATTTTAATCCTAGTGATTACTTACAAGTATCAAATTATGTAGACACTGATAACTATGTAGATTCTGTAGGATTTAACACTTCAAACGGTATTTTAACTATAGGCCGAACGGGGTCACTAGCTGATTTAACTGTAGACCTAGATGGTAGGTACTTAACGTCTGAAACTGATAACCAGACCCTTTCTTGGAATGGTAGTACGGGACAGTTATCTATTAGTAATGGTAATACTGTAGATCTTGACGGCAGGTACACTCATAGTGATTACATAAATACAGGTACTGACTGGAACACATATAACTATGGTAGTAATGAAAGTTTTATTGCTAGAGTAGAGTCAAGTGCCTCTAACCCTCCTGCTACAGGTGTATATAATTGGTCTTTAATACAGCAAGGTGATAGCGTAAGAGGTAGTCAAGTTGCTTTGTCCGCATTTGCAGGCGGCAACCGTATGTATTTCCGAGGCTCTAATGGAGGAAATGGCTGGAATGGTTGGGATAGAGTATTTGCGGACAATTACCACCCTAACGCAGATAAATGGACTACAGCTCGCACAAACACTGTTACTCTTACAGGTGATGTAACAGGGTCAGGTTCTGCTTCTGTAGATGGATCAGGAAACTGGACAGTATCTGTACCTGCAGTAGTGGCGAATGATAGTCATACCCACAGTAACTATTTAAGCAGAGTATCTACCGATCATTACACTCCAAAACGACTAGACATGGGATCTAGTACTTCTTGGGATAGTGTAGGTTTTGGAAGTATGACTAGTCTTCATTTTCAAGATCACAATCAATTTTGGGTTGGTGCGGGTAATGGTACTTGGTTCAAGGGAACTGCTAACACTAAAGACCTTACTGGCGGTTTATCTGCCGATGCTTCTGTAGCCCATGATTTATTAATTACTACAATGCAAGGTACTTCTACTTATGATAGAGGTATTACTTTTGCTGTTGATAGTGGAGGGTCTGGTAGCGGTGGTTGGAGATTGGGTAAGTGGCACTCAAGTACGGGGCATACCGGAAGTATGCTTGCTGTTGATGGTCAGATTCGTGCTAAAGGTGGGTATACTGACGAAGCAGATTATTACGCAGACGATTATTCTCAATACCATGCTACAGGAGTTTCTAACTGGTCAGGCGATACTAATGCAGGCTGGCATAAACCTTCTATTGTGGCTTCTACTGCTATACAAATACAGTCAGGTACAAACGGAACCAATACACGTAAACCACAGATACAATTCCACCAATACGGTTATGGGGGCATGGGCCTGGAGTATGATGGTCCAAGTAAAGTATTAACTATTGGCGAGCTTAACTCTGCTACACAAGATAGATTTAACCACCTTAAAATTAAAACAAATGATGGGGTCTTATCTATAGGTCCGATGAATACTGGTCACTGTCACATCGAAACAGATAGAAGTAATTTTTATTTTAATAAAGAAGTTGTTGTAGATGGTGGAATTATAGGTTCTTATAATGAAGATTTATACTTAAGAAGAGCTAGAAGCTCCGCAGATCAAATACATATTAGTACTACCACAACTACTATTAGTCAAGATACTGTAATTCAAGGAAATCTAACTGTAAATGGCAGTATTTCTCAGGGAGATGACTTTGGTAAGCTTTATACTTATAACGTAACCATGGGTCTTAGCACTAGCTGGGCAGACGTTTCAGGTATTGCACTTCCTACAGGTACCTATGCAATTCAGATAAAAGTTTATAACCATGATGCAGGTGGTGGTAACTATGATGAGCATTACAGCGGTACGATGGCATGGTACGGTGGTGGTACAAATGATGGAGACTCGAATGAGATTCCACTTCATAATGCAGGACACGCATATAACGGACACGCTATCTATGCAAGAACTTTAAGAAGGCTTTCTAGTAGTATGGTGCTTCAACTAGCTGCAAGTGGTACAATAAGCGCGGATGGTATTGAAATAAAAATCCGCAAGTTAATCTAATTCTCTGATTAAAAATATAAGGGACGAGAATGTTTAAAGTAAAAGAAGGGTTAAGGCTCTTCGACAATCAAACAACGGTAAGATATCCAACAGGCAACTATGGTTCTTTTGAAGTTGCTGGAGGAGGTAAAGGAAGCTGGGAAGGTTACTCGATTGGTGGTCGAGTAAACTTTATGCACAGCGGTACCGAGTGGGGTATGTATAATGATGTAAACAATCAATGGGCTGTACGTGGTTGGCTGGCAGGGTCAACAGAACTTTTTTACAATGGTTCTCAAAAAATACATACTACTAGTGATGGTGGTTTTATAAACGATACGCTATACCTAGGTGCTACTGATTCTGGAGACTCTCATTTTTACTTTGGAGAAGATTCTTCGGGCTGGTATGGTGAGCACACGTATTGGGATTCTGGATACGCTACGTATCACTACTCTCGACACGCAGGTACAGACAGTTTAATTTATAGTCATGACACTCGATATACGCATAAAATTAAACTGGCTCGGGGCCTAGAAAGAACAGGTCACAGTACCGGATACTTTATAGGTTCTTATAACTCTGTAGGAGATAACTCTGCCAGAACTAATCCTATATACACTATCGGTGATAACTACAGACCAACGGATACATCTTTTAGTAATATGTATGGAATTGGTTATGCTCATAACAATATATGGGGTAGTGGTAAATCTAATGGGTGGGG